AGAGAACGGGGGGGTCACGGTGACGGGACGTATCCCTTGTGCTCCAACAGATTCTTCGTTCAGATCATAATCAGTAATGATCTTCTTCAACAAATTATACATCGCATTGCTGTTGAATCCGCTGTCATACAGTAGCGAGCAAATTCTAGTTGCCGACATAACAGGATCAGTAACGTAATCCTCAGTGTACATAGCCATGGAAAGCAAGGTAAACTCATCTCGGATGACACTAGACCCGTAAAAGTTGTGTCCCAGGAAGATCAGTTCACTCCAGGTTCGTGTACAAATTGACTTTTCGATATTCAAAGTGATACCAAAGCCAGACATCCAATCTGCTATAACAGGAAGCAGTGGTTTGTCGGAATCGCAGGCCCAGATGGAATCATCACCCAACACATAGGTCGGATACGTAACACCAAACAAGTGAAGTTGAATAGCGTAGTTGTACACCAGATTGACAATGGAGTCGATCAACTGAGTGTAAAAGCTGCCGCTTGGTACACCTGCGCGAACAAGAAACAATTTGCCATTAGGCATGGCGACGTACTTATCCAAAAAGTTCTTCTTTGCATAGTGAAATGCGTACCAATCGCCGATTGTTCGAATTCGTAAATATTTTTCAATGATCGTAAAGCACCAATCCAAAAGCCCACGAGGCACAGTGGCATCGAAAGCATACCAGTCGAGACAGTAAACAAGGCCAGAACGATCGTCAACCATCTTAATGATGTCGACAGGTAGAGTTCGCAGCATGTCACGACCAAAGTAGATTGGAGTATGATGTAACAGAAAATTCTCGATGATAGGTTGCGCAGAGCAGCCTTCGAGCAGCAGAGAGTGGAATGGAATTCCCCAAACATGCCGAATCTTCGGGTTGGCCTTCAAAGCCAATTGGGTGCGAGCAAATGCTCGATAAGGCACAAAACGATAATCGGGACCAAAGTACTCAAATTGATAAAGTGCTTTCGTCGCATTGTGTCGTGCCAACAAATAATTGTCACCTTTCATCCCGTAGTAGCCAAATCCTGCCGCAGTAGACTTCCACCAGTTGATTCGATCAAGTTGATCTGTGGGAATAACATCAACATCAAAGTATGGCGCAAGTTCATTCTCAACAAGCCACATCGCATGAGAGAAGCAGGGGTTGGATTGCATTCTAAACCAGTATAGTTCGTCTAGGCCAGTGTGCCTATCGTACTTCATAAAAGTCTCGTAATGTGCATCGAGAGAGTACATTCCACGTGTATACATTCGTAGTGCAGCACGAGTCGTACTATCAAGGCAAC